TTGGTTAGTATAAATGAATATCGTTACAGGATATCGTTGTATAAAAAAATCTTATCACCAAATACCTGGGGCGGGTATTCGACAACACTCACATTAATTGACACAATCTGGGCTGGCATGGATATGCAATGGATAGATGAAGGCGGAACCAAAGCAGATACTACGCCAGAATTTTCATATATTGAACTTGAACCAAAGGAATTGGGCGGAAGTACCATAATTACTGAAAAATTACTGAGGAATGCCCCAGCATTAAGTAGTTTTTTGCAGACAAAATATAGAATGATGGTTTCTGGAAAAGAAGATTACGCATTTTTAAGAGGTAATGGCGTTGGGAAACCTCAGGGCGTTATAGGATGCGCAGCTGAAAAGGTTATTACAAGAAATACAGCTTCGCAAGTATTATATGCTGATATAAGAAATATGTTAACTGCTCTATACGCTGAGTCATGGGGTAAGGCTGTGTGGGTTGCAAATCAAACAACGTTGCCATACATAATTAATCTTGTAGATGCTGCTGGTAATACATTGTTTATACAAGGCGATGCAACAAGAAACATACCATCTACTTTGTTCGGACTTCCAATAGTATTTACTGGTAAAACTCCAGTATTAGGCACAAAAGGTGATTTGATACTATGCGATTTTAGTTATTACGTGATAAAAGATGGATCTGGGCCTTATTTTGCAACAAGTGAACATGTATATTTTACAACTAACAAGGTTGTAGTCAAGATGTACAATCTAGTAGATGGTGCGCCATGGGTCAAGTCTACATTGCAGCTTGAGGATGGTAGCACTACCGTATCGCCAATCGTAGTTTTACAATAATAGGAGGTGGAAAAAAAATGAGAAGATTATCAGAAGATGCAAAATTTGATATAGCATTAGTGCCTCAGGTAGTTTCTGCCAGTGGTACTGCTACAAAATATGTAAGTCTTAAAGATTGTGACCGGGCTATATTCGGTGTAGCAATACATTTTACAGGCTGTACGACTACTACAACCGCTGGTCAGACATCTGCAAATACATTAATTACCAGTGTCGTTACTCTTTATCAGGCAAAAAATGGTAGCGCTGGAACATCCGGAACAGCCATGACATCAGGCACAGCATTGTTAAGCTTTAACACAAAAGTAACGGAATTCGCAATTATTCCCGGTGTATGTTCGGCTGGTGATACAGTCAGTATTACAGGATATGACATAAATGGTGATGCAAGAACGGCCTTGACATTCACAGCAGAAGATGGTGGAACATCGGCGCACACTGCATCTACTTCAAGATACTTTAGCATAAATGACACGGCTGCAGGTACTGCTCTTATATCCAGTGTTTGTACTAAATTGGCAGCGATACTTAATGACGTAACATACGGAGTACCTGACTTATACGCTACAGCATCGAGCACAAATGTTACATGTAGACCTATCAACATCGGTGATAACGTATTTTCGTTTACTTCTAGCACAACCACAAATATGACATTATTATCCAGTAAAGTCATTGGATTTGTAGAGGTAAATGCATCGGCATTGACTTTATCAAGTGATTTCACTCATGTTGCTGTAAATGTAACTAACGAAACCGCACTTTTGACCACTGTATGGGTTACGAAAAAAGGAAGAAAAACCCTTATGCCAGTACAGCGCTGTGCAGCAATAACAACAGTAGGAGAATAAAGATATAGGAGGGCTGGTAATGAATTATACTTTATATAGCGCTGTACAGACAGAGGTAATAACTCTGACGGAAGCAAAAAACTTCATAAAGCTAGATTCTACCAGCTTTTCCAGTAATTTGACAATAACAGCTATAGCTACTGGAGGATATCACGATATAACTGCCAGCGCGACAAGTACAGGTATAAATACGGCAGGGAAAAAGACATTATTTTCTTTACAGCCTGTCACGGTTTCGGCAGGAGGGACATTAGACGTTACTATTCAGGAATCACTTGACAATACCACATTCACAGATTGGGCTGATAGTGGATTTACCCAGGTTACAACTGCTAATATGACTACATATCAGGAGTGTGAATATACTGGATATTACCCGTACACGCGCGCGAAGTATACTATAGTATCTGCACAGGCATCATTTACAATTAATGTAATTTTGAGTGATCCTGACACGATTGAGGATGATTTGGTGGAAGAATTTATCTCATCGGCGAGGGAATACGCTGAACAGTACACAAATCGGGCTATAGGCAGCCAAAAATGGAGGTTATCATTAGATGAGTTTCCAGACAACGATTATCTAAGGATAGAATTTCCACCATTGACAGGAGTTACAAGCGTTACGTATATCGATTTTGAAGGTACAAGTGCAGTAATGAGTGCGAGTTATAGCGAAGGATATATTGCAGATACAAGCAAAGAACCTGGCGGTATATTTTTGGCATATGCTAACGCATGGCCAACAACAACACTACTCCCATATAATGGAGTCGAAATAATTTTTACATGTGGCTATACATCAATAACGGTTCCAAAAAAGATAAAAAATGCCATATTGAAAATGGTGGGATTATTATACAGATACAGGGATTCCGGAATACCTCTGGAAGAAATTAGATGTATTAACCATTTATTAGCAGGGCAAAGGGTGATTAACATTGGTTAGTATAAATGAATATCGTTACAGGATATCGTTGTATAAAAAAATCTTATCACCAAATACCTGGGGCGGGTATTCGACAACACTCACATTAATTGACACAATCTGGGCTGGCATGG